AGATAAGTTAGTAGATGCTTATATAAAAGGTTTTATTGAAGGTGACGGTTCAGTTACTGCTGCTGTAGCTTCAATGAGAGAACTTCCTGAATATCAAACAGTATTTCCTGGAATAGTAAACACTGAAACAGGTGCTATTAGAATGTCAGAAAACTCTTATGTTGCAGGATTTGAACAAGTAAAAGCATCATTAATTGGTAATGGACTTGGTGGGTATGCTAAACAAAAAGGCAGAGAAGTTTACGCAACTTTAGTAACTAATCAAGTATCACCGAATGAATACATAAATAGAGTACAAACTGTTCGTTACAAAATATTTGACAGAATGGATGAAGGCATGAAGCAAAATGTTGTGTCTGCTTATAATGATTACTACTCTAATGAGCTTGGAGAAGATGTTAAATTAGATGAATCGTCAATACTAGCACTTGCTATGGACCCTAATTTAAATACAGAGATACTACAAAAAAGATTAAACGCATCTGAACTAGGTGCAATCTATACTACAGAAATAGGACAAGATGTTTCTTTAGAACGAATACAAGAGTTTACACAAGCAGGTATTACACTTGGCTCAGCAAGAAATCAGTTTTCTACTGCAGCTACAACAGCAAGATTATTAAACACTATGTCAAGAAGACAGAATAGAATAAGCACTGTAGGAACAGCGTCTAATGTTTTAGAAGCTACATTGTTTAAAGACGACAATTTATTAGATGAGATACAAGCTATAGAAGCACAAAATATGGCAGCTAGTTCAGTAGCAACAGGTTCTTATACAACACAATCAGGACAAGTAACAGGTCTTACTGAAACTTAAATCTAAACCTTGACTTTAGATTTATATCTTTATATACTACATGTAGTGCCTGACGAGGTCGGCACTTTAAACATAGGGTCGTAGCAGTTGGTTATCCAAGGTGTCCAACGTGTATCATAAATCCCTTGCGACATCCCTTTAATTACCTGGCGATTATTTATATAGGGGTTTTATATGCCAGAGAAATGAGGAATAATAATGGAAGAAATTAAAGAAGAAGTAGCCGTAGAGGAAGTTGAAGAATCATTGGATAATGAAAACATTAAACAACTTAGACAAGAGTATAAAAAACTCAAAGCTGAGAATAAACAATATAAAGCAGTAGCAATGGATTCAGCACTAACCTCAATAGGTTTGTCTTCTGATAAAGGACTAGGTAAAGCAGTAACAAAACTGTATGACGGAGATGTAACAGTTGACGCTATAACAGATTTTGTTAGTAAAGAGTTTGGAGAAGTAAATGCTATTAATGCTGACACTACACCAGCCGCTCCACCTAATCAAAACGTAATTGAAGCTCAGTCTCGTGTAGAACAACTTAATAAGTTGGGAGTTGAATCAACTCCAGCAGATTCATTTTCGGATTTAAACGCTTTTATTAATAATCCAGAGACAAGTGTTAGGAGTTCTATATCTGCAAAACTGCATGCTATAGATGCTTTTGACGAACAAACAAAAAAATAAGTAATAGATAATAAACTAGGAGAAGATTAATTATGGGAGCAATATCCCTAACAAACAGTAGCATTTATGCTCAGAATATTAATAACTTTACTGGTGAATTGTTTAAAGTTGGTGGTCAAAGGACACCTTTCTTATCAGCCACAGGTGGTTTAAATGGAGGCAAGGCTATACAGTCAACCTTCTTTCAAATCCAAGCAGCTGATAATGCAACTGTATCTTCAGAACCTACTAAAGGTCAAGAAGGTGCAGCTCCAACAGAATACTTAGGTCGCGATAGGGTAGCTTACACTTTCGCAACACAAGTTTTCCATAAAGGTGTACAAATGACATACACAGCTTTAGCAAGTTACATGAACCAAAATCCATTTGACTTATCTGCAAACATTGCCAACTCCTCAGACGGAGACGGTACTGTCACAGCAGGAGACAAACTAGGTCTTTTTGGTGGTAACCCAGTAACAGACGAATTTGCTAATCAATTAGAATTAGCAATGGAAAAAGTAGCAAGAGAAGTAGAATGGTTCGCATTTAACGGAACATTTGCTGATGGTGCAAACACAACTCCAGGTTCAGGAACACGTGAAATGCGTGGACTTAAACAATGGATTGGTTTAAACGCTAACGCTAACAATACAGTAGCTCCAACATATGTTGGTGGTAACATTCACTATTGTGACAGTGACGGAGATGCAACATCTGCAGCTCGTGACCTCACATGGGATGCTATCGCTGATGGTATGAAACGTCTTTATGACGCTCATGCTCCAATGAAGCAACCTGTATTGGTGGTAACACCGAAACAATTGTTAGCTCTTAACAAAGAACTAGCTAAAGGTACCATTGGACTAGCTGCAGCAATTATCCCAAGGGATAGAAACGTTGCAGGTATCGACATTGATACAGTTGTTACACCATTTGGTTCTATTGGTATGATGGTCATTGACCCTAATATCATGCCTTCAGGAACTGCTTACATCTTAGACCTTGCCTTTATACAACCAGTATTCACAAATATCCCAGGATATGGAACTGTGTTCGTAAGAGACATTGACCAAGATGCTAATGCAAGAGTTGGTAAAGCAATTTATATGGAGATGGGATTCGATTTCGGACCTCCTTCATATCACTTGCTATTTGAACAAACAAATAGCTAAAGTAAATATTGGAACTTTGGGAGTAGCTCCACCTGCTCCCTTAGTTCTGCTATAATCAAATAAATATATAAGGAAAAGAATTAATGGCAAATAAATTAGTAGGCGTAACTTACACTGGTAGTGCAACACAAAGTCCACCTGTACCAACAGATGGTATGTTGCTATCAGGATTTATACCTAACGCAGCATTTAATGGAACAACCGTTACCTTTCAATGGTCAGCAGACCAAGATGGTGGTGGAACATATATTGATGTAAAAGAAACCGATGGTTCAGCAGTATCCTATACAGTAGCTGCTAATAAACTTACAAGAGTTGACCCGTCAGGTTGGGCTTTTGCTTCTACAGGTTCTATTAGGTTTGTATCAGGTGCAACAGAAGACACAAGTTCAGCAATAACAGTATTACTCAGAGACGCTTAGTACCATGAGTACTACTATAGGTAATCTAGTTGATAGGGTTTATCGAGAATATCTCGAACCTATGGACGATTTACAACCATATACAGTTTTAACAGCTGCGGTTAGCAGCACATCTGCTACAACTATTAGTTTTAATGGAGACCTTTTAACAGCAGAAGAAGAAGATATTATGGATTCAGGTACTGTTATTGAAATAAATCAAGAGCTTATGTTATGTAGTTCTCTTGATACTGTAAACAATCAAGTTACGGTAGTGAGAGGTGTAAGAGGTTCTACAAAAACTACACATGCCGATGGTGACACAATAAAAATTGCTCCACCATTTCCAAGAAAAGTTGTATTTGATGCAGTAGTTGACCAGATAAATAATTTATTTCCTACTTTGTTTGCTGTAGAAACACAAACAATAACTACTTCTAATGGTTATACATTGCTAGGTTCACACGATTCAATAGGTACACACAACTATATAGTTTCTATAATAGGTGCAATATCTCAGTACACAGATTTTAGTTCTGGGTCTGATACTACAGGAGTAAACTTTGCGACAGTTGCTTCATCTTTAATTGAGTTACCTAATCCTTTTGTGTATACAGACGCAGATGGAACAGAAAGAACATATACTTATACTTCAGGACCTAGTGTAGTACACGCTATACAATTTCGTGGTATAGCTTCAGGTCATACAGCTTTTGTAACATTTAAAAAGAAATTTATAGAACCTACTGCAGAGTCAGATACTTTAGCAACTGTTGGTTTAGAAAATGAATACGAACCAATAATTATGGCAGGTGTTGCAGCTCAACTTATTTCTGGTAGGGACATACCTAATGTTACTGCAGATTATATTTCAGACCAATTATCTGTTGCTTCATATCCAGTAGGAAGTTCTAATAGTCTTAGAAATTCTTTGTTGCAGTATCAACAGTTGTTACTAAATCAAGCTAGAAAGTATCTTAGAGCTAAGTATCCAGAATCAGTATCTGTAGATGGTTTGGTTTATGGAACGCAGTCGTAATGCCTAGAGTAGTTACACAAGCTGAAGTTCAAAATCCACAAAGAAAAGGTTATGATTTTAGAATAGACAATCAATTATATAGAGCAGCAATAGCAACTTCACAAGATAGACAAATGATTATACAATCTTCTGATGTACAAGAACAGGGTTTAAATGTAAAACAAAATGCTGAAGACTTTACATCAAACTTAGGTAGAGTGTTTTCAAGAAATGATTTTAGCGGAGGTTCAAATTTAAATAAAGCACATAAGCCTGATGGTAGTCCTAGAGACACTACAAGATATTGGGATAGTGAAAGTATTGATGTATTTAATACAGATTTAAGTAAGTCATACGATATAGCACTACTTCAATCTACATCAAATATTAGAACTTTTAGCGATGCTGCTAATGACGATAACTATTTAGCTATTGTTGGTACAGATATTTATGTATCAGATGAAGCTGTACTCTATAAATCTACTGATGGTGGCGATAACTTTTCTACTGTAACTACTGGTATAACAGGTGGTTACACTATAAAAGGTATAGCTGCACATGGCACTGATTTGTATATAGTAACAAGTAATGGTAGTGCCTCACAAATAATTCTTTTCAATGGTAGTTCTGCTACGACAAAATTAACAGCAGCAATTTATGATGGTATATGGTCTGTCAAAGGACATTTAGTTGTATCAATAGGAACAGCATTACACGACTATGATGGTAATACAACAGTAGCATCAGCTATGATAACCTTACCTACAGGTCAAACGTGGACAGACGTAGCAGATGTGGGTGCAGTAATTCTAGCTACAGCTACAGACGGTAGAATTTATTCTATAAAAGATATATCAGGTACATTAACAGCTAAAGGTCAAACAGAAATATCAGGAGAAATTCCTACATGCGTAGCAGAAGCACAAGGCACTATATTTTATGGAACAAAAGAAGACCAAACTGGTGCCAAAAAAATAGGTAGATTGTATCGTGCAACACTAACCGTTGCTGATGATTTATATGTATTAGCTAATAACCAGTTAATTAAAGAATGGGATATAGATAGCATAGATGCTGCACCTAGAGAAATATTTGTTACAAGAGACTCTGTTTATACAGGTGTAAAAGAATCTGCATCACAATCTTTTTTATGGAGATACTATTTACCTACTGCAGGAATAGCAAGATACCACAAATTAAGTGCAGGTAACTTAGTCCAGGGAATAAATAAAGTAGATGATAAATTTATAGCTACTGTTAATGGTAGTGGTTTATACAGAGAGACTGGTAACTTTGAGGAAGAAGGATATTTAATTACTTCTCCTGCAGATTTCTTTACAGCAGAATCAAAACAATATGTAGGTCTGCAAATAGAAACTGATGAAGTTACAGATTCAAACAGTATAGAAGTATTTCTTAGTAACAAACTAGAAGCTATTAATGACCCTAATGATAGTTCTTGGACTTTAGAATTAGAACAAAGGTCAGGTTCAGGTGGTTCAGAAGTACAATTAAATAGAGTTGCAAGATATGTTACAGCAAAAATAGTACTGAAGTCTGTAACAAGTGGCGTTAGTCCTAAACTACACTCTATACAAATTCGTGCATTAGCTAGACCTGAGCTAGTTGTTGTACAAATACCAGTAAACATTAGTGATAGAGTAGAAAGACCATTTAGAAAACCAATAAAAATTAAAAATTTAGGTGAAACTATTTACCAAAGTATTAAACAAAAAGAAGGTACTGCTGTTACGCTAGAGATTTATGACCCTTCGGAAACAATAGTAGGTGTTGTTGAGAAAATAACATACCCTATAATAAGTAACCCAAACATTGGAAGCGTGACACAATATGCTATACTAACGGTCAGAGGTACAAGACAGACCACATTTAGTGCTGTAACATCAGGAGATGTATTAGCAGTTGGTCTATACGGTAAGATGAAGTTTGGATAATTAATGGTAGCAAGAGAAACAAATTTAGTAAATGCTTTTGAAACTACCCTAGCTGCACAGTTAGCTAGTGGTGGCACAACAATGAATTTAACTGCAGACCCAGGAGTAGATTCTCCTGCATATTTTGTTATAGACCCTGATAATGACAGCAACAGAGAAGTTGTATTGTGGTCATCAGGTACAGACCATACTGGTGCAACAGTCACTAGAGATATAGATTCTAAACACGGAACAGACCCTACACATGCTGCAGGTACAACTGTAAGACTTGCTGTAGTTAAACAACATATAGAAGAAGCACATGATGCTATTCAACAAGGTTTTATATTAGAAGATGGTGATGGTACAGAAGTTAATATTGCACCTATCCTTTCATCAGGTGTATATACAGCAAGAGAAATTAAATTTATTGATGGTGCAGGTTTAGATATTAACTGGACTGATGTATCAACAGGTTCAGATGCAGACCCTTATGACTTAACTTTTAATGTAAATATTAATGGTGCTACAGGAGTTGTTGCAACAGGTAGTGATGAAGTATTAATAGCTGATGTGAGTGACTCTAACAATATAAAAAAAGTAACAGTACAAAGTATCTTAGATGAAAATCTAGGATTGATAATAGCTTTAGGTTAATATGGGAATGTTATTAATGCTTAAAGAAGGTGGCTCTCTAGTCATAGACAAAAGATTTTCACAATCTTATACAGTAGATGAAGATGTAGATTTATTAGACTTTTTGAAGTTTGTAGAATTTAATGGTACACAAGATAATATTACTATAGCTAACAGCACATTGACATTTTTAGAGTATAATGGTACGCAGGATGATATATCTGTTATCGGCAGCTTATTGAAATTTACTAAAGCTGATGGTACAGTAGATAATATCAATTTAATTTAATGAGGAATAGCTAAATGGCAGAGAGACCAATACATGTAACCAGTACAGGTTCTGATACAGATGGATTAAGAGAGTTTCCTGATGGTGCTGATTCAGGTTTATTAATACCTACACATACAACAGCACAAAGAAACAGCTCACCAAGTACAGGCGAAATAGCTTATAACTCTACACTTGCAGCATTAGAATTTTATAATGGTTCTGCTTGGGTAGATTTAAATGTTGAGTCTATACAAGATATAGTCGGTGCTATGTTTACAAGTAATACAGAAACAAATATAACTGTTACTTATGAAGATGGCGATGGAACTATAGATTTAGTTGCATTATCAGGAGATATAACTTCTGTTGTTGCAGGTACAGGTCTTAGTGGTGGTGGCACTAGTGGAGATGTTACAATTAATGTTGATGCTTCACAGGCAATTACAGCTTTAACTGGTGGAGACTTAACACTTTTTGATGATGCAAATAACGCAGATGTTTCACTTGCATTAGGTACATCAGCTACTGAATCATTAACAATACAAGTTTTAAACGGAGGCTCTAACAAAACAGCAGAGGAAATACATTTCTCTACAGCTACAGCTTCAGCAACTGCTAACCATGGAAAAATGGTATTTGATATTGATGGCTCTGACATACTTACAATAGATGACGGTGGTATAGATATAGCATCAGGTAAAACTATTGCTATCAATGGTTCAGATATAGCAATTACAGACACACAATTAACTACAGAACAAGTACAAGATATAGTCGGTGCTATGTTCACTTCTAATACTGAAACAAGAATTTCAGCTACATATCAAGACGGTGATGGAACTATAGATTTAGTAGCAGATGATATGACTGCTGACACACAACTTACTACTGAAGCAGTACAAGACATAGTTGGAGCTATGTTCACCAGTAACACAGAGACTAGAATCGCTGCAACCTACGAAGATAGTGACGGAACTATTGACTTAGTAGTTACTGATATGACAGCTAACGATAATACACAGTTGTCACAAGAACAAGTAGAAGACTTTGTTGGTGGTATGTTAGGTGGTACAGAGACATTTATTTCTGTAACTTACCAAGATGGAACTGGAGATATAGATTTTGTAGTTCCTGTAAATGACGAAGACGATATGAGTAGCAACAGTGCTGCACATTTAGCTACGCAACAATCAATAAAAGCGTATGTAGATAGCCAAACTGGCAGTTCAGGTGTAGACTTGTCTGTAGTATTGGCATTAGGATAGAGGAATAAAATATGGCAAATGTATTTAAAAATGCATATCTTGATGGTGACACATCATTAGCTGATTTAATACCTGCAGTAGCTTCCAATCACGAAGTAATAGTTCTCTCATTGAGAGCTACTAATGTAGATGGAACTAACGCAGCAACAGTGGATGTAAGAGTAGTTGATGGTTCATCAGGTGACGCTTACATAGCTAAAACATTAAATGTTCCTGCAGATACTTCAATAGAGTTAGCAGGTACATCTAAGTTAGTATTAATGGCTACTGATAAAATCCAAGCATTAGCTTCGGCAGCATCAGATATAGAATTTTTTGCAAGTTATTTAGAAATAGAAGACTAGGAGTAACTATGGGAGATAACGAACACGGTTATATAGGTGCAGTACCTAAGCAACTGCAATACACCAATCAAGGTGTGCTTGGAGTNAATGAACTTTACAATTTAAAAAATAAAACACCTCAGGAAACAAAAGGTGATTTTATAACACTAGACTTTGTAGCTGTTGCAGGTGCAGGTGGTGGTGGAGGAGGAAGTTTCCTTCATGGTTCAGGAACATCAAGAGGTGGTGGTGGTGGTGCAGGAGAATACCTAGCTGTAGATAACGCAAATACATATTTTAAATTAGGAACAACCTACGCCATAACTATTGGTGCAGGTGGTAATGGTGCTACAGGAACATCTACTAATAATGGTAGTGGTCCTCAAGGTTCTGCAGGTTCAAATACTACAATGGCTAATGAAACAGGAACCCTTTTAACACTTCTTGGTGGAGGTGGTGGAGGAGGAACTAATACTTTCGCACATGGATTAGCAGGTGGTACTGGAGGTTCAGGTGGAGGTACAGGTGGTTCAGGTGGTGCAGTAGCAGCAGGTGCAGCTTCAACAGCAAGCATGGGTGTAGGTAATGCAGGTGGAACAGGTAATACTACAGGTAATGCAGGTTTTCCTGGTCATGGTGGTGGGGCAAGTGCAGCAGGATTACCAGGAAATACATCAAATACTAGACCTAATGGTTATTTTCATTTAGAAACTTTAGCTGGTTTAGGACAACCTCCTGCAAGAAATGGTTTTTATGTAGATTGGGTTTTAGCAGAAAACTCAACAAGAGGTTCTACTTTAGCTAGAGGTGGTGGAGACTCTTCAACTTCTAACTCAGCACCTGCCAATACAGGTCAAGGTGGTATGGGAATTTATGGTACTGGTACAGCTATGAATGGTGGAAGTGGTATAGTAGCTTTTAGATATCCAAAAGAATTAACAATTACAGCAGCTAGTGCAACAGTAGCAACTGCTACAGTAGGAGATTATAAAATTACAGAAGTAACAGCAAGTAGTGGTGGCACTGTGAGGTGGGATTAATGGCTCATTATGCTCTACTCAACGATAGTAATGTAGTAACACAAGTTGTAACTGGTGTAGATGATGACCAAGAAAGTGCATTAAGCACAGAGTTTGACTGCACAGTTAAAAGAACTTCTTACAATACATTTAGAAACTTACATACTAAGGGTGGAACTCCTTTTAGAGCTTTTTATGCAGGTCCAGGTACTACATACGATGCAACCAATGATGTCTTTATACCTGTAGGATATGAATGGAATAGTACACATAGTAAAGTATGTGAACCACAACCATTTTCTACTTGGACAATGAACACATCAACTTGGATGTGGGAACCACCAGTTGCAGTTCCTGCAGATGCTATGACTAAAGCGTATGTTTATAATAATGACACTTCATCATGGGATGAAGCATAAGTTAAAACAAAAGGTGGAGAAATGCCAGTTATAAATGGTTATTTATATTACTGTCCTAACTGTAAAAAAACATTTACAGAACATCCAAAGGAACATGTTTGTTAATGAAGGAAGTATTTAATTTTTTAAAAAAAACAAAAGTCAAGTACATTCTTATACCTGAAAACAATACTCCAAAAGGATTTTATCCTAACATAAATTTTTATCCTACAGATAATACAGGTTGTCCTGCTATGGCATCATCAAATAATAGGATATTGTATGTTAATGCACCGTACAATATAGATATAGAATTTGGATTGAATGAACAAGGAGAGGCATATTATAACTATGAGTTCGATGATAGTATAAATCCTCCAACAGACTCCATGCACAACTTGATTAAACAAACATTTAGTATTAGTTATGATAAAGATGCAGGACAATTACATTTACAGATACTACAGCCATACCAATTCGTGACAGACAATATTGAATTAGAGATAACAACATTGCCTACACCTATTGAAACTACTAATGGTCATTATGTTATTGGTGCAATTAAACCTGGTAACTGGGTAAGAAATTTAAATTTTGCATTTATGTCTGACGATGTAAACAAACTAACAAAGGTATCTTTAAAGAATCACAAACCAATTATGATGTACTGTTTTAGTAAACCAATAGACTTAGAATACATAGAACCTACAGATAAAATTTTAAAATACAGGCACCAATCTAACGGAATCTTAGACTATAGAAAAAAATTGTCAGATGTATATAAACATGTAGTTAGTAGGAGACCTAAGAAACTTTTGTGATATAATCAATTAATCATGGATTATTTAATAGGCTTTGTAGTAGGTTACTGTTGTAAAGAAGTATACAGAATACTTAAATATATAAGCACATCTGAAACTATTTTCTTAGATGAGGACTGGGATATGTTATCCCATGATGATTTACCATAATGTCTACAGGTAACGGCTTTACACAAAAAGAAATGTTAGTAATGATATTAGAGGGTCAAAAAGAAATTAATAAACAGATAGATGAGTTACATGAAAAAGTTAATACAAAGATTGGACGACAAGAATTGTTTGGGTGGATTGTTGCTGTCGGTGCATTGTCTGCACTAGTCGGCAACCTGATGTAAGGAGTATGATGGCTAAAGATAATAGTGATAACTGTTGTGGTGGTGGTTGTTGTGGCACTGTATAAACAGTGTTACTTAGAATATGTATAGCACTATTCTTAGCCGTGCCTATACCTGCCTTCGCAGATGAAATAACAGAAGTAGAAACATTTGAAGGTGGAGATGGAGAACAAGTAACTGATATAGTTGTACCTCCTACCGAAAATAATAACTTAGTCAGAGTAGAAAATACCTGGCAATCATACGGTGGTATGGATAATTACCACATGTCACTAGAACATTCTAAACATGGTGGTACATCTAATGATTATGAGTTTGTATTACCTGTAGACCATGATGTCTATGAGGTAGCTTTTACTATAGGTGCTATGAATAATCAAGGTAGTGTACAGTACACACACAATGATGACACCACACAAACTAATACTATAGATGCACAGAGTGGTATGGATATTAATACTATGTATGAAGATGTAGTTTATTCAGTCCAAGATACAGCTAATAAATTTATAGATAAGTTTGTTATTACTATCAACGACTGGTCTTTACTAGATAATGTAGAGATAAAATATGATGGCACTACTACCACTACTACAACCCTAGACCCTTTAACCATACAGAGAAATGCTAACTTTGCTTCGTATGGTATATCAGAAACTGATGAAGAAAAAGGTACAAGAGAAGAAGAAGAAGCTGAAGTCTTGGAACAAATTATTGTTATGGAGATACAAGAAGCTATAGAAGTATCTGACAATATGGCTGAGACAGGTTACAACGAGACTGATGAAGAGAGAGCTGTACGAGAAGAGCTTACCAATGTTGTAATTGTTGTTGGAGACGAAGAGGTTACATACACAGAGAAAGAACAGAACGATGGCACTATAGACCGTGACCAGGAGAGAGCTATGAACGAGGAGCTATATGGTGTAGCTCTTACAGATGAACAGATAGAAAGAGGAGACTTAGAATTATATGATGTCGAAATTATTGACGAAGATATATACGAAGAAGAAGAACAGTTTATTGATGATGCTGACATACTTGACATTGAATACATTGAACTTACAGAAGAAGAGATGGAAAGAGAAGCTAAAGAGTTGGAGTATGAGCAGGAGATTGAGTTCTTTGAGTTTGAATCTGAGGAAAAAGCTAGAGAGTTTATTGACACACTAATCGAACTAGAAGAGATGGACTTAGAAATCTATGAAGTAGAACTTTTTGAGGATGATATTGTTATTGATGAGGTAGACTGGATAGAGATATATATAGAAAACGATTTGTTTCCCCCTACAGAGGAGGAGATACAAGAAGACTTAATGGAGGTACAAGATGAGTTGGTCGAAACATTACATGGAGATGACACTAAGAGAGAAGATGAACTTCAGGATGAAGAGGTTTTGGTTGAGCAGATACAGGATTTTGAAGAGAAGGATACAAGCAGAGGAATCTTTGAGACAGAAGAAGTTGTAAAACTTACTGAAGAAGAAGTAGCTGTAGAAGTTGCTGAGATAGAAGAAGTAATTGTTATCGAGATAGAGATAGCTACTGAAGAAGAGATAGAAGAATTTACAGAAGAGGAGTTAGTGGAGTATGAAGAAGCTAAAGAAGAAGCAATACAAGAGTATGTCGAAGAGCTTACCGAAGAAGAAGTTGTCGAGGTCCTAGAAGAAGTCAACGATGTTGGTGTACAAAACTTAGAGTCAGCGTCAAAAGAAGTCCAGGAGATTGTACAAGCCGTTGTAGAAGAAGCTATTGCAGATGTGGAACAACTTACCACAGAGCAAGTAGAAGTCGTAGCAGAGGTACTACAGGTAGAAGCAGAAGATGTAGAATTAATAGCTGAGTCTGTTAAAGATGATGTTATTGTAGCTGAGGCAGTAGAAGAGTATGTAGAAAGAGCTGTTGAGAATGCTGAAGTAGAGAATTACACCCTTGCTGATGTTGTTACAGAGATATCTTACGAATCATTCATAGAAAATCCTATAGAGACCTTCGTAGATTTTAATAATCTAGGTGCTATAACTATTGCAAACATAGGTGATGACATGACTAATGACCAAAAGGAAAAAGCACAAGAGGTTGTAGTGCCAGTAATTTTGACTAGAATAGTTAGCATGGCAGCTTTTGTATTAAGGAGAGGAAATGTTTAAGAAACTAGGTCACTGGTTTATAGCAGCAATTAAAGAAACATTAAACCTTAGTTGGACTTTAGTTGGTTTAGTTATTGCAACATTAACTTTAACTGGTTCTGCACAACAAGTCACAGGACTTGCTACAATAGTTACATTAGCTATATGGTTATTGACCATAGGATTTAGAAAGTGAGAGTACAATATGTCCGACAAAAAATTACAATATTTAATTGAAGAACTGTTAACAATAAAAAAAGATAATAAGAAAGTCTTTACACCAACAGTAATGTTAAATGGTGAAACACCTATTGTTACAGGATTATCTGCAAATATACCACTGTATCTTAATGCAAATAAAGATGGCGAAGTCAGAGCAAGAGATGAGAAAGGTAAGTTTGTACCAGATGATATAACTACGGCTGATAACGAAGCCTGGAAAGAGGAAGAGTAATGTGTTATTTAAAACAAAAAGATAATGGTACTTACATACAGATATGTAACAATAAACATGGTATAGAAAATTGCAGTTAGATGTTATTAGAACTCAGTTTGGTAAAGATGCTACCAATGGTATGTTGTTTATTAATGGTCTGTTCGAGTGTTATACATTAGAAGACCAGTATCAAGCAGTTAAAGTTATGCATGAGACTTGCATACCTGAAGGTGAATACGCAATAGAGTTTAGAAAGACTGGCGGATTTCATGCTAAATACACAGAGAGATACAAGAACGCACACTATGGAATGCTTCATGTACAAAATGTACCTAACTTTACTTATATACTTATACATACTGGTAATACTGATGAACATACATCAGGTTGTCTTATAGTGGGTGAGTCACAACAAGACTTAGACATATCTGCTGATGGATTCATAGGCTCTAGTGCTGTAGCATACAAGAAAATGTATTCAAAAGTTGCAAATCAATTACTACAAGGTAAGAAAGTTACTATAAAATACAATACAATAACTAATTTACTAGAGAATAAACCAGTAGATAACAAAGCTAAAGACCATTTGATATTAGCTGAGTCTGTATATGATAAATTACAAGAGATAAACGGTAATGTTATTAAGACTAATGCTATGCTTAAAGGTAGATTAATAAATTAGGAGAGATAGATGAGTGAAGAACTTAAAGATATGATTGAAAGAACCGTATGGACTTTCATTGAAGCATTTCTTGGAGCTTTAGTTGTCGCACCTTTGATATCTGTTGATGCAAATACATTAGAGTTAGCTGCATTAGCTGGTGGTGGTGCTGCACTTGCAGTCGTTAAGACATACGCTAAGAAAAAAATTAGTTAATAATCAATCTAAATTAAAAGAATAAGTATGACCTGTTGCTACATTGTAGTTAGTAGTGTCACTACGCAATAACCTATACTTCCATTGGGTATTTTTATGTTCGTGTAAGTCACAACGTTCTTTAACTATGTCCCAATTCTTTTCGTGTCTAAGATTAAATATAAGACTACCGAATCGTGGTATGTAATTTTGTAAGAAGGTTGTACCACACACACCTTGTCTATTGTCAGTTAATAATTCAGCTACTATTTCTTTTTGCGACATCATTCATCCTTTCTCCAAATGCTGTTTCACATTGTTTACATAAACCCTGATAAGCCTGTACCTCATGCCAATATGTTTTAAAGCAATCAATGCATGTGTTTAAATAGTATCCTAGAATGGTGCTTCCCAATCTTCTACTTCATCTAAACTCTTAGCCTTTGGCATTACTACACCATTAAGTGCCTGTACATAATTAATCCAAGCAGCAGGTGTTTCTTTCTTAAAGTCTGCTAACCACCAGGACTTAGCAAATACTCTGCCATCTACTGTATCTCCTGCAGTACAGTTACCCATCAATTGACATCTAAAGTCAGGACCTTTGCTATTTGTTTTCTTGCCCTCTGGTATGTATTCGACATCTCCTCCACACATACACCATAAACCTAATTCATCAAGAGCCTTAGACCCACCCTTAGGATGAGTGTTACCTACTGTTGAGAAGTTGGCTGCTTTTAGAATCTCTACTGGATTACTAGGCGATGCAGAGGAAGTCTTGGTCTCAACGGCAGGAGAAAGGCTGTCCTGCGACTTGTCTGCATCTGTTCTAACTGGAGCTGAAACTGGTTTCACCACGCGAGGTGCCTGTTTTTTTTCAGTAGTATCGTTTGCATAGTGTTCTTCTTCAGTAGTACCACCTGTCCATAGTTCTAATCCGATTCCGAATCTCATGCAACATCTCTTTATACCGTCTGATACTGCTAGTTTTAGCACTTCGCTTTCAGTAATATTTCTTTTTAATGCGTTAGTATCTACATCTCCAACTTCCTCGACCATACCTAAGCCATCTATTTGTAGTGTGCATTTAGCACCTACTATTGAATTGTCTTTATCTCTAATCTCAGTAAACATAAAGTTGTATTCGCCTGGTACTACATCTACTAATCGTTGTGTGTATATGTGGTGAGGAACATAGTCCCCAAATTTTCCCTGTGGAGCTTTCTTTACAACACTCTTAGGGAAGTCTTTAATTAATTTCTTGTGTTTTTCCTTGTCCATATTTATCCCTCCTCTAAACTAACTAAGTATTCAGCAGTCACACCTTTAGAGGGTTTAACAAACAAACAGAATTGTGATGGTCTACCCATAGCTGCTAATTGTTCTAATGCATAACCATTGTGGCTTTCAGTAGAGCCATTAACCCATAGTCTTACATCATTAAGATACAAAGAAGTCGGTGTATGATAGTGACCACACACTGCGTGTGTAAAGTTTTCCATCAAGTCTGCACTTGCTAGTGCTTTCCAACCTAGTATTTTTTTATTGTATCCATAGAAAGGTAGTCCCATACTGCCACGAATGTTGTCACCATGAAAGCATAGGAACTTAGCTTTGACACCTAAGTCTGCTATCGTATACCAACTTCTATCAGGTATATGAAATTTCATTCTTGGCTCGTTCCTAAACATAGTTTCTAGAATCTTGCCTAGCATTCTATCTGCATTAGTTTCAGGGTTGTAATCTTTTCTAGCCCTGCCACCTAATGCACCATGATTACCTATAACCCAAGTACATTCAACTTCCTCAAAGTGTGTGAGTAATATACTAAAGAACTCAAACAACATAGCAGGTCCATCAACTGTTACTTGTTTGTAAAGTGAACTGTCAATTTCGTGTGCTTGTCCAGGAAATATTAATTCTCCCTCAACTATATCCCCTAGTGCTAGTACATGACACTTCTTAATAGTGTGGTTTGCACCCTGCAACTGAGAGAGATTCACGATTTTCTCTGCATATTTAATGACACGTTTGTACGCAACCTTAGAGTTGTATGTGTCTGTGTTTTTTGCTAGTTGAATGTCACTTAATAAAGGCACACAGATTTCTTGCCCATGTGTAGTAGATTTTTTTGGTGCTTTAACTTTTGGTAATGTTACTGTTGACATACCATCTTTAGCTCCTTTGTATACTGCCTCAACTAAGTCTGCTTTTTTATCTTTGAGTTTGTCTAATTGTTTTAACAATCTCTTATTAGTGTCTTTAAGTTCACTAACTTTGTCACTCTCAGCTTGTACTAAGAGTTCAGCTAGTTTCTCCTGCTCTCTTTTTCTCATTAGTTTCCTTATCTTTTAAGTATGTTAGCCACCTGTTGATACCTGCCCTAGATATAGTAAAGTCAAATTCCTCTTGTAGTATTCTGCTGACTGCACTTGAATTAGGTTTCTTACCCTCTTTAACAAGTAGCTCTATACCCTCAATGAATGGTTTGACTTCGTTAGGTACTGCCTTATACCAAGCAGTAACCCCTCCCTGTTTTTTACCATACGCTTTTGTTATAAGCTCTGGTATGTTTATGTTCTTATCTTTGCTCATGTGGTAATCATAACACCGAACACTCTATATACAAGCATTGAATCGATTTATTTATTTTTCTATGTGTATGCATATGCATATGCATATATAAAAAAACAAAAAAAAACCCCCCTCTCATGCGTACGAGTACGCACAAGAGGGGGATTAATTAGTTACATATAACATCTATTGATAGATGCAGTACTATTGCTAGTTTCTTGTAACTTAACCTACAAACTTAGCATATTGTTTAGCAAATTGCTTTACATGTTCAATATCCTGTATCGGTATGATATTATTCTTAGCCATGAATCTCATAATCTCATGTACTTTGTCAGTACTTAGTGTTGTACCTGACCTCTTATCTGTATCGGCAACACCTACTACTTGCATATCCGAAACCCAAACTCTTGGCTCAGGTTGTTTAGCTAAGTATCTTAGTGCGTCCATATCCACAGAGTTCATTCCGTGTTCTTGTAAGTCGTGGATAGATTTAGTATCCATATGACCATTCTGTGCAATAATTCTTATGTCACCATCATAGTCACCTATACTATTTCCATACCCTACATAACCAGCTATTGTACTAGCTGGTAAAGTTTCGACAATTTCTTTTACATCATAACTATNNAAGCCCATACTTCCAGAACAGTCAATCATTAAGCTACCACCTGCTATGTGTCGCTTACGTTTAAAGACTTTTCTGTCTGTAATTATTCTGTGTACTTGTCTAGGTTTAACACCATACTCGCCTTGCGATATTATTAGTTTCTGTACTGCAATACGAATAGGTTTGTTGCCTTTAAATCTGTGCAACTTTGCTATACCATGTACACCACCCCTATTACTAAGGTAATTTATTGCGTGTTGGTAGTTTGAATTTGCCTTTTGCTCTATATCTCTAGCTAAGTCTTTTGTAAGAAACTTAGGCATAGTCATAGTAGGCATATCCTCTACTCGCTTTGTATCGTCTTGTTTTACCTTTGTAATATTTACATTCTCGTTTTCAAATACGCCGTCTACAATAGAAGGCAAATCACTAAGACGATATTGCATATAGTAACTCATGTAATGTGGATTCATTAGCTCGTTGTATACTCTCCTAGCATGCTTCTTAGGGTTGAATGGTACGTTGTACCTTACATACTTATGACTACCATCAAGTTGTTGTTCCCAACGATACTTATTAAGATTCCTGTTTCCAGACTGTATCACGTCAATAGCACTTTGCTTGGCTTTATGAGTAAGATTAAGAATCATATCAATAGCATTAACTTCAGATTTCAACTTACTATCATCTAGTGCTAACTCCAATGGTACATTCCTACGTACTGCTGAAGTAATAGTATCGAATAACTCACTACTGTCTATACCAAAGGCAGTACCTTTAGTATTACGAACTGCACCGAACACAACAACACAAGCTCTAGTTAGCTGAGATGCTATCTCCTCTCTATTGTTGCCTTCTTTAAGTAATTTGTAGAATAAATCTATCAACTTATCTACATGATACTTAGCAGTATTCTCGTTAATGCGTGGTAGGTTTGTAGTCAGATAATAACTATCTCCTTTGTCCACTAGCTTATCCGAATACTTAGCGTGTGCTTTTTGTATTTTCTTAATTACTTGACTAGCTTTTGGTAGTATGCAAAGAGTTTCGGCAATCGACATTATCTCTTGGTCTATATTACCTATGTACCTTGCTTTGATGAAATATTTTTTCCGTAGGGTTTGCAATAGTATTGCCCTATTTACATCAAATTGGGTATTGTAAGCGTGTTGGGGTATTGGTATAGCAAATTTGTTAGTACCATTTGTTACACCTTCCTCGTATTCATATCTCTGTATACGATTACCTTGCAACGCTAAGTTAGGTAATGTTTTTGGTAATGGTTTTTGTCTAGCTCTCTGCTTGAACAAAGACATTAATCAGAATCTTCTATATGAGAAGTCCCTGAGTTAATTACTTCGTATGCTTCTACAATAGTATCAGCAAAGTCCTCATCAATACTACCGAATACAGCGTATATAGCATCATTTGGTTTAACTTTGTCTTTGTTAATCAACCTGCTAAGTTCCATAAAAGCACGAATAGAAGTGTCAGTACCACTAACATCATTCATCACACTCATAATGGTGCTATCCAGACTATGTATCGCATTAGGGTGTATCTCACTAATGTTTATCTTGATAGGGAATCTATCTCGCAACGCCTCCGACAAGTCATCTGGCTCGCCATTCATGGTAGCTATGCATTGGAATCCATTTGCAGGTCTTACTACTTCTTTCTCTTTGTTGGGTAGTGTCAACTCTGCAAAGTCTACATCATCTAGCAAAGCATGGAGTATAGAAGTGACATCTTGACCAGCATGGTCAATCTCGTTAATCACTAATCTACCACCATTTTTCCACGATTCAATAGCAATACCATCATTCCATTCCATACCATCATCTCCTACTAGAATGTAATGTCCTAGCAAATCGGTTGCCGAAGTTTCTGGTGTCAATGTAATTGACTTTTTCATTTGGTTTTTGTTTGTCCCCATTGTCATAGCTGAGTATGTCTTACCTGTACCAGGTTTTCCATACAGTAATATACGAGGGGCTTTAATTACCTTTTCAAGTAACAACCATTCGTTTTTCATCATTGTTATTCCTCCTCCTTTTCAGTTTCCTCACGAAGTAAACTCTCTACTTCATTAATGAAGTCAGAAGTAATTGTTTCAGTATCTAACTTAGACCACAATTCGTATGTGTCGTTATCTACTTGTACTACTTCTGGTACTTCAGGTAGTAAGTGGTATGCCTCAGCAGGTATGTCAATCATTCCTGTATGACTGTTCTCGAAGTCATCAGTAAATACAAATTCCCATACAGTTCGGTAATGTGTATCAGTTGGCTCTCCTGCTATGTAGTGATGAGGCACTACTAACCTAAGAAAGACAGGGAATTTCCTATCAATCTGTATATCATTGTTATCATCAAATAACCAATCGGCTAGGTTTTGGTTGTAACCAATGTCTACCGATAGCTCATTGAGGTATAACAATATATCTCTAGTAACTGCACAATGCTTTTTAGGTATCGTTGCATCACTAATTTCCTTACTATGTAGTAAGAAATCCTCTGGATTAATACCAGAATCTTTATCTTTACTCATCATTCTCCTTGTCTAATAGTCCTACTAACTGTTCTAAAACTTTTGTATGTCCAGAAATTTGTTTCTGTAACAGTTCGCAAGTTTCAGTTAGCATTTCGATTGCTTTTAATATTTCCTCGTTAGTCATTATCCTCTCCTACACAACAGTTACAAAACTCTACGTCACTAGAATTAATTGTGTCCGTTGTATTATCCTCTTTTGCTATCTGTTCATCTACGCAGTTACCACACAAGGCATAGCCCAGATGTACCCAGATACTTTTAGGTTGGTTTGCTAAGTCAACCACTTCTATTGATAAGTTACAGAAGTCACATACCCACAAGTTGTCTGGAATATTTGTGTCTATTAATGTGTCAAACACAAAGTCATCTCGACCATACTTGTCAAAGTATGCAGTTCTTTTTGCTCTGTCCTTTCTCCTATGCAAAATAGGATTTGATATGATAGTATTCTCAGCCATTATCCTCCTCATTATGTGGAGATTTAGTATATATTCGTGGTGCATGGGAAGTAAGTTTGTACTCATGCTTGTTATCAGCTAAAGATACAATCTTATCTACCTCATCTATTGCATTCTCTTTTGATACATCACTATCAAAGTAGAAATCAACAGTCAATATATTCTCATCTCGTTTCATGTTTTGGTCTATGTACTCGTATACTTGTTCGTTATCAGCCACAACAATCACACTCCGTTTCTATTGGCTCAATATTAAAGACCTTAATTACAAGGTCATGTACTAAGCAGTTAACAAACAACTCGGTGGCATGTCTTACTCCCACTTCTAATTTCTGTCTGTAACCACCATTTCCACTCTCTTTAATACAACTAGCACAATGTACATAGCCATCTAGTGTAGGTAACGCCACTATTCCTCCTCATTATTCTTACCTTCACTATCTCTAAGTACTTCTTTAAGGAACTTATCCATAGATTCAGGGTTAGCACCTGCTAGTAAGTCGCCATTTGTAGTGGCTATCATACTAGATAGGGCTTCTGGGTTGCCTATGATGACTGCTTGGGGCATATCAATGTCGTAATTAGCAGTAAATTTCTGCCATGAACGACTTTTGAGTAGCATATGTGTAGTCTGCATAATGATATCCTCTATCATATCTGCCATTTCTCTTTTGCTTTTCGCCTCAAACAAAGGTATCATGTCATCAATAACACCATCCTTAAAAACAGATGATAAGAAACCTGCGAATGCGTGTATTTGTTTCTTAACATTCTCATCTGTTAAGTGCATCATATAGTCAGTCATCATCTCAATAGGATTATTTTTAGGTGCGAAATACATTTCGCTTTTAATTAACCCATCATCTCCACCCTCTGTTTCCTCACCTATGTAAAGACTTCTTAAACCAAACAATCTTGGTGGGAAGTCTTGCTTATGGTGTAAGGGCTTGAATCCTAGTGCCGTAGCTCTCTCTATCATCTCATCAAACTCGGATTTGAAGTCATCAAACTCCTGTTCCTCGCTATTTTTACTCATATTATCCTTTCTTTTATTGTTCTTCCTCGTGTGGATTACCAACATCAACGTACTCCACTAGCAAATAAGCGTAACCTTCCACGCCATGCTTACGGGCTTTTGTAAATTCGTAACTTGTTGATTCGAACACTTCGTTTAGTTTGTCTACCCTAGCTGTGAGTTCACCACTCACAAAGTAGTCGTCAGGATATACACCCATAACAAACTTTTTGTTAGGGTTTCGTATTGCTTTGTCTAAAACCTTTTTATTGGCTTTAGGTTTATTCTTTATACTCATTGTCAATCGTTCACTCTCCTCTTAGTGCCTTGTTTTCTTACACTTCCATACCCACAGGTAAAGCATTTGACCATATTGAGTACAGATGATTTGACATTAGCGAGTTGACCAATCACAATCATCTCATCTAAGCCACAGTTATCGCATATCATATTTTTCTCCCTTATATAAGTAGTGAAAGGCGTACAGTTTAGTAGGTGATTATTACAATCTAGGTACAACGAAAGGGTAACGAATACCTAGCCCATACGCCTATCACTACCTACATTTCGGTCATCAGAATAAACAGGGCGTAAATACTGATTCCTACTCGTAGGTAGTTGCGACACTATCCATTAAGTAACTCCGTTCAATCGTTTGAATTATCCCAATAGATAGCTTGTAACACACCCCGAAACTTATCCAATAGGTTCCTTTTACTGTTTCCTAAGGAAACGACCACAAACTAATTTCCATTCAATAACTATCCTGCGCATAGTTTGTGTTTCGGTCAATGTGCTACAAGCTACCTATAAGAGAGCATGAGCGTAAAAATGTGCGTCCTAAATGTACGCATAAAAACGCCATGCTTTGTTACTATGAAACTCTCATAGATAGCACGATACTTACAATGTCTGTATTACAATAATTTGGTTGCCTTACAACAGTTAGAACAACAGATAGATTATAAGTATCGGGCTACCTACTAACCGAAACAAGTGTCCAAACTTATTAATCCTTAGTAGATAGCAGGGCTTAGCGTAGATTCACCACGCATACGCTACGGAGGTAGCGTATATGGGTAAGCCCTTTATAGTATTTATATAAAGACTACTAACAGTAGTCGCATACCTTAGTCTTAGGTAACATAAGACCACAAGACTTGCAGTATGGTGCGAATAATTCGCTATGAGAAGCACAACAACCTTGCTTTAGGGTATGAGAGTATTGACTATCCTCCATTAGCAGAAGTTTTTGTTCGAAATCACCAGAAGTTATGCTATCTGTATGACCTTCTCGTATAGACTGTTGCTTTACAGCAACTATATCGTGAATACTTGCTAGATATTCAGCGTGTTGAGGCGTATTAAGAACGAAATCGACCTCTTTGCAAGAGCGACAAGCCCTATGTGAAGCCGTTATCCTACGACAGAATATACAAGCACCATCAGGTAGTGGAATGTCTGGTCTAACAGTAGCATCACGCATAGCATCTATGGTGCTGCCTTCCTTATAAGTACCTTTGGGCAGGTATTTAGTCTTGTCGGTATTATGTCCTTGTACGAATACCATTACGCCCACCTCATAAAAGCGAAACCACGCCGTACAATAGCAACAATTCCGTACGTTTTTATTGGTCTTTCGTAAGGATAACAGTCATCTTTACGAACAGCCCAACGCATATAATATAGTAATTTTAACATTATTTCCTCCGTATTATAGGTCACGTACACATACACTATGTATAAATATACGTGAGATTTTTTTGTTCGAAATCAAGTTACCACATTCCCCTATGGATAGTGCTGCTTTATAGTGACATGACTTGACAACCCCTTTGCGGTGCTACTATGCGTTCATAATATCTTATTTAAATATACAAAAAAAAAAGTTCAAAGTTTTTTTTCTATATAGAGTATGCGAAGGAGAAATCTCTACCTATGCATAAAATTAAGAGAGCTGAGAAATGTTCACAGTATTATATATAAACATTATGCATAATAAATATGCATAAGCATACCATATATAGTAGAGCTGAGAAATGTTCACCTATATATGCATATGTTTAGGTCTGCATAGGGGGATATCGCGAATATTCAGGGATAAAAAAAAATAAATTTCATTACATATATAGGGGCGTATGTGATATAATGAAATATAGGGCGAAACCCAATGAAATAGGGCTTTTCCTCTGTAAGCTCAAATAAGGCGATTTAAGGCATAGTATCTTGAATCGTGCAACAGTCGACCACTTGAACGACTCCCCCCCCTTAGAATCCAACCTCGAGGCTCTCAGATAGCAAACTAAGTGAATGTTAGGAGTTAAGGGACGTGTTTTGAGATATCGCGAATGTATGCATAATGCATAGGGGAATGGACAAAAAAAAACCCCCCCACGCGTGAGCGTGAGAGGGCTTTTTCGTTTAGGCTTAGTAATCTAAGGGACTGCCCTTAAACTTAGCGTTCATGTACGCTTTACTCTGTTGAATCGTTGGGACTTTTCCCTCGAATTCATTAGCAATTTTATTACTCCCGATTAAGGTCATAAATTCGGCTGACATCTGACCATTTTTCAATGGCTTTAACGCCTTACGATTTAAAGGGTTTGGGGCTAATTTCATCAATTCGCCGAATTGAATTACTGCCTCATATTGCTTTAAAACGCCTAATGGCTTATAGCTACCATCCACCAAATCGCATATGATATAACGCGTTTTGCCTTCAGATTCTTTATCGTACTTTTCGGATATACTTCCGCGAGTTTTCACGACTGTATATTTTCCATATTTTGAGCGATAAGGTTGGAATAAATCCTCCCGAATCGTTTCTTTTTTAGTTGACATTAAATGCCCCTTTTCGTTATGCCCGAAATGTTTTTTCGAGCTATTGAAAATCAACGCTAGCCGACCTGCCCAAACTTGTCAAGCACTCAAAAAAACAGGAGTCGTTCAGCTGGAGATCGCTTTGGTGTTTTAGCTAGGTTTCAATTAGCTTTTTTATTTTAAAAGTTTGTGAGCTCGTTTTTTTTTTGGGGGAGTTTGATTCTGTTTTCCTACGCGTAAGGGCATGAGAATCTTACAAGCGTTTCAATGCATAGGAATGTATTTTCATTCAAGCGTGGGACACATAGGGGCATATATACGCATAAGGGCATAATCTAGATGTAAACTTTAGATTTAGATTTCCCTATATATGCATATGCATTATGCAGGCGTGTGCGTGCATGAGGGGGGATTTAACCTGGCACCCCCCTATATATAGTACGTAAGTCCTTAGAAATTATGTGGTAATTTGTACTAGGTGAATAGTGGCGTAGCAGGTATATTACACGACAAGGAAGGTATAGTTGTGAAACTACACCACCGTTCACTATGTCCTACTTTAACAGTAAAGGGAAAGAAAGACAACTCTTTAAAAGATGTTTTTAAAGGAGTAGTGTTTCTTTATGTGTATGTCTTGTAGGGCGTTAGCGGACATGTGTGTGTAAATTTTTTGAAATTTTAATAAATTGTAATCCTTGGGTACTAGACTTGTGGTAATCCCAGTCCTTACTTAGTTGTAAGTATCTAGCTTTCAGCCGTCCGATAGCTCCTTTACCTGTAAATACCTTATTAAAATATGTTTGTAGGTTAACTATAACAGTAAAGTTTATATATGCAAGAATGGTGAAATCTTGGTTAAATGTGTCTAACATTATTTAGATGAGCAAGTTCGTAACAATTTGTAAGAGTTGCAAAAGAGAACTAGAAATTAGTGATAAACATAAGAAATGTGTTAATCTAGGTTGTACAGAGTACAATAAAAAATTAAGGAGATATGATGCCAATAGGCAAAAAAGGCAAGAAGAAAAAATACAGTGCAAAGAAGAAGACTAAACGAGGCATGTATTAAAAATGAAGGTGTATACAAAAGCAGGTAAAGAGTATAAAGGAGCTCATCATAAGATGCCTAACGGTCAGATTCATTCTGGCAAGAAACATACTAAAAATAGTAAACGACTATATAAAAAGAAACCTAAAAAGTAATGGCTATTGAATATAGAGGTGAGAGGTTTTCAGGGTACAATAAACCTAAGAGAACTCCTAAAGCTAGTAAGTCACATGCAGTCCTAGCTAAAGAAGGTGACAAAATTAAACTCATTAGATTTGGTCAACAAGGTGTATCTGGTGCTGGTAAGAAGACTGATGCGAAGTCTAAAGCAAGACGAAAGTCTTTTAAAGCACGACACGCTAAGAATATTAAAAAAGGTAAGATGTCTGCAGCTTACTGGGCAAATAAGGTAAAGTGGTAATATGGCTAAAAAACCTGCAAGAAAACCAATAAACGCATCTACTAAAAAAACCTTACAAAGTAAAGCAGCTGGAAGTAAATATACTTATGGTCAACTGTCACAAGTCTATAGACGAGGACAGGGTGCATATCTTTCTGGTGGTTCTAAATCTGCCTCTATGCAGGCATGGGCTATGGGTAGAGTAAATAGTTTTATAAAAGGTGGACATTCACAAGATAATGATATTAAGTCAGGAAAGAAAAAGAAGAGTGCAAAAAAGAAAAAAAAGTAAACGCACTAATAAATATGAAAAAGGTGTACCTGCTAAGTATTTAAAGAATAAAAAAAATTCTAAAGCTAGTGTTGCTGCAGAAATTAAAAGAACCTCTGCTGCATATAAAGCTGGTAAGAAAATAAATTTAAAAGCTGTACAAAAATCTAGAGCAGTAAAGAAGAAGAAGTAATGGCTAAAGTAAGTTGGATGTGGAAAGGTAAGAGATATTCAGGTACTCTTATTAGAGAAACTAAAACACATAAGTTTGCTAGAACTAAAAATGGCAAGATAAAAAAGATTAAAAAATAATGGCAAAGATAAAACAAGAAACAAATATATTTGTAAAACCTGAAGATTTAAAGTCATGGGCAATGGAGTTATCTGCAGCATGCGGTAGCCCTATAATAGATAAAAAACCTAACACACCTAAGATAGATGCTCTTATAGAAAAATTTGTAGCTGATTATAACCACAACATGAGTGTT